ATGTAGTACATTATTACCGGGTAAACAATTTGTTAAATTAGACACAGATGAATATAGCCGTGGCGACCAACTAAGTAGAGTAAGGTCATTTCAAGTAGCTGTTAGTTCTGGAATTATGACACCAAATGAAGCTAGGGCGAAAATGGATTTAGAACCTTACGAGGGTGGCGACAAGTTCTACATTGGTTTACAAGGTGCATTAGTAGATCCAACACTTGAACCACAAGGCATAGACGAACACGATCCAACAAATGAGTTACCAAATGATTAGTGAAAGTATTGCAGTAAACAACTTAACAGCAACAAAAATTATAGATAGCGTAAATTTTCATCAACAAATATATATTCACAACGAACACGGTTCAGCAATATATTTAGGTGGTTCTAATGTTACAACAAGCACAGGATTTGAACTAGCAAACAATGCTTCAACTACAATGCGTATTCCACAAGACAATGAATTGTATTGTATTGGTTCAAGTTCAACAGGAAATGTAATAGTAGTAAGGCCAGACTAATGCCATACGAAATACAAATGGACAATGAAGATTGTCAAGGACACGCAGTAGTCAAACTTGATGACGGTAGAATTATGGGTTGCCACGAAACACACGAAGAAGCTGAAAAACAATTACAAGCAATCTTAATTAACGAAGCTAAACAAAAAGAAGAAGAAAATAGTTTAGATCAAGAAACAGAAATACGACAAGTAGATAGAACACCACCTAAATTTATGCAAGAAAACGCACAACGTGGTTTAGATAATCTAAACAAGGCAGGGGACGGTTTAGTTGATGAAACAGTTAGACAAGCACGTATTATGGCAAAAGGTGAACAACTTAGCATAGACAAGATTGTAAAAATAGCAGCTTGGCACAAAAGACATCTTAGCGATTTAGATAGAGAAGCCAGTAGTCCAAACGATCCAGACACTTGGCGTGCAAGTGATGTAGCGTTTTTATTATGGGGTTCTAATCCGTGGACTAATCCAATGCAAGCAGCTGATTGGGCAGATAGAAAAATTGCACAACTTGTTAGTGAGGGTGAACTAGAACCACGTAATGATCCAAGCACACCAGCACCAAAAAGCGACCAAATAAAAGGAAGTAAGAAAAATCCAAAGGGTTCTGCAAGTGGCAAGTCTGGTGGCATATCTTTTAGCGATAGTACAGAAAAAGCTATTAGAGGACGTATTGATAAACACAATGAAGAAGTTGAGGGTAAAGCAAGTTGGCGTAGGTTACGTATGGGAACTGCAAAAGCAGTTGTTAGACGTGGATTTGGTGCATACTCAACAAGTCATAGACCGGGTGTTAGTCGTCAAGCGTGGGGACTAGCTAGGTTACGTGCATTTAGTTACTTACTAAAAAACGATAGACCACAAAACCCGGCTTATAGATCAGACAATGATTTATTACCAAAAGAACACCCACGTTATAGTGCAAAGGAAGAAAAAATGAGTACACAACATTTAGAAGTGTTTGATAGACCAGTTGCTATATCACAAACACTAGAAACACAAAAACGCAACACTATTCTTAAAGAAATGGATAAGCAAACTGAAAATAGAAGTTTTACATTTAGTGCAGTAGAAGAACGCAATAGTAACGATAACGATACATTGTTGTTTACAGGTTATGCGTCAGTATTTGACAAACCTTATGGCGTAAGAGATAGCCGTGGACAATACAACGAAACAATTAAACCCGGTGCATTTAAGAAAACATTAAAAGAACAAGATGACGTTAGATTTTTAGTTAATCACGACGGTATTCCATTGGCAAGAACTTCGTCTGGTACATTACAGCTTGAAGAAGATGATTATGGTTTATTTGTACGAGCCGAACTTGATCCAAGCAACCCAACAGTTGCAGAAGTATCAAGTGCTATGAAGCGTGGCGATCTAAACGAAATGTCATTTGCATTTGCAGCAATTAAAGATAATTTTGATACTAATGGTGAAAACAGAGAAGTAAACGAAGCAAGACTATTTGACGTATCAGTAGTAACTTATCCAGCTAATCCGTGGGCAGGTGCAAAACTTCGTGGCGTAGATATAGAAAACTTGCACAAAGAATTAGTTGAAGCAAGAAGTGGCGAACAAGCTACAGAGATTTTAGAAAGTTTTATTAACCAAGTCGCAGAAAGTGATGACGTTGATAAAAAGCGAAGCAATCCTAAAGTGGATTTATTAAAACTGAAACTTGAAAGGGACGGTATTCGCTAAAAGACGTATAGCCGTGGTTATAGCCGTGTATCACACTTGACTACCACACTCTACGCAGAAGTATAAGAAAATAACAACAAGGAAATTAAATTGAAAAAATTAATTGAAGCTAGAGAAGCTAAAGTAGCTGAACTTGACGGTCTTGTTTCTGAACTTGATGAAATGGAAGCAGGGGAAGATTTTGATAGCAAATTTGCTAGATCAAATGAACTTCACGCTGAAATCAAAGAGATGAACGAAAAGATTGAAGAAGCAAGAGAAGCAGCTGAAACTTTGAAAGCAGTTAAAGAAAGCAGAAATGCACTTGGTGTTGAGGACGAGGACTTAGGCGATAAAGAAGCTGTTGTAGAAGTAAACGAGCCAGATTTGTATAGAGAGGGTGGCGACCACTCTTTCATTGCAGACGCTTGGGCAGCTAGATCAGGCGACTTTAAAGCACAAGAAAGACTTAACAAGCACCAAGATTTTGAAGCTAGAGATGTTGGAACTGGTGCTTTTACAGGATTAGTTGTACCTCAATACTTAGTAGATGAGTACGCACCTATCGCAAGAGCAGGTTCACCATTTTATAACGCTGTTCCTAAAAAGGACTTACCAGCGTTCGGTAACAAAATTGAAATATCCAGAATAACAACTGGATCAGCAGCAGCAGAACAAGCTAGTGAAAACTCAGCTGTTCAAGAAACAAATATGGACGACACCTTATTAACAGTCAATGTTGATACTATTGCAGGTCAGCAAGACGTTTCAAGACAAGCACTTGAAAGAGGTGGACAACCGGGTTTCTCATTGGAAAACATTATATTCCAAGACTTAGTTGCAGCTTATTACACAAAATTAGATAACCTTATGATTAACGGTTCTGGTTCATCAGGACAACCATTAGGTATATCACAAGTTTCTGGTATCAACCAAACAACTTATACAGACGCAAGTCCAACAGTTGCAGAGTTATATCCAAAACTTGCAGACGCAGTACAGGAAATCAATTCAAATAGATTTGCACCAGCTACTGCAATCCTTATGCACCCAAGACGTTGGGGTTTCTTAACAGCAGGTGTGGACAGTTCAAACCGTCCATTAGTATTACCAGCTGGTAACAACCCAGACAACGCAGCAGGTGTTGGGGACGCAGCAGCTTATGGTCAAGTTGTAGGTAGTGTTCTAGGATTACCAGTAATCACAGACGCTAACATTAGAACTGATCTAGGTGCTGGTACTGAAGACGCTATTTATATAGCAAAAGTTGATGACCATATTATGTTTGAAGATAATTTGTTCCAACTTAAATTTGAAGAAACAAACGCAGGATCATTAACAACTAAAATGGTTGTTTATGGTTACGTTGCTTTTGCTTCTGGAAGATATCCAAAAGGAATATCAGAAATCGTAGGTACAGGACTTATTGCACCTACCTTTTAATTAAATTATGGTTTTGGTGTGTTGGGCAACTAACACACCAGACCATTTAGGAAAGTATTATGGCAAAAGATAAAGAATTAATAGAAGCATTAAAAAAAGAATTAAAACACTATGAAGTCTATGGAAAGGCAGATCGTGCTGAAGAAGTTAAAAAAGCAATTAAAGCAGCTGGTGGAAAAGTTGAAACAAAATCTGCAAAACCTAAAGCTGAAAAAAAAGTAGAGAAAAAGAAGTAATTATGCCAAAAGGTATCGGTTACGGAAAAAAGAAAATGAAAGGTGGCAAAGGTAAAGGCCGAAAGAAAGGTAGATAATATCTTATGGCAATTACCAATGGCTACTGTACACAAGACGAATTAAAGACGTTTGTTGGCATACCTACAAGCGATACGGCAGATGATACTTTAATTGATGACGCAGTAAATGCAGCTAGTCGTCAAATAGACGCTTTTTGTGGCAGATATTTTTATGCAGACGGTTCTACTTCTGCACGTAAATTTTTTACAGATGATCTATACAGATTACGTGTAGATGACATTTCAACAACTACCGGGTTAGTAGTTAAATATGATGATGATGATGACGGTACTTATGAAACAACTGTTGCAAGTTCAGATTATCAAGTATTACCAATCAATGGCATAGTTGGTGGTATTACAGGAAACCCATTTTATATAGTAGAACTAATATCAGACGGTAACCACGAGTGGCCATTAGATTATTCAAGTAATAGACCACGTGCAGAAATTACTGCGAATTGGGGTTATGCAAGTGTTCCAGAACAAATTAAACAAGCTACATTAATGTTAGCTAGTGAACTATTTGCTATGCGAAACGCACCACTAGGCGTTGCTGGTGTTGGTGATTTTGGCGTAGTCAATATTCAACAAAACAGGGAAATAACACGACTTATTGCACCATTTCGTAAAGGTACAGTTTTAGGTGTTTCTTAATGGCTACACTTGCTGAAATTACAGACGGTATGAAAACAACATTAAGTAATATTTCTGGACTACGTTGTTACGATAATGTACCAGATATGGGCTTAA